TACTACGATGTTGCGCCATACATCCGTGAGTACATTGATCATAATACGTTACAATCAATTACAACTACCATCACCGCTACTCCTTCAGCGCAATGGTGCAACGTAGGTTTAAAACTATTTAAGAAAATTAGTACGTCTTTTGTTCAGGTTGGAAGCACTCAAACGCATTTTGGTGTTGACGGCTACGGATACTATGAAGAAGGCTATAATCCGTCTTTAGGCAACTATTTACTCTCATCAGGTACATATACCTACAACTATGATTTAGGTGGCGAGTACGGATGGCTAACGCTTTACACAGGCAGCGGTAACTCGGTCAAATACACGAACCTATCTACAGGAGCTACAACAACTACAGGTCTTACTAATAACGTATGGCGCGACATCCCAAGAGTAAACTCAAGTTATGCTGCGGTAGGCAACAAGTTAGAAATCATTGATGGTAGCGCAGCGGTATTGTTTACAGCTACGTTTCAACCTAAAATCGAATGCAAGTATACACCAGTTCAATTAGACTTTGTTAACAAGTTTGGAGCTTGGCAACGTGAATGGTTCTTTAAGGCAAGCAACGATAGTTTAGCAGTTGAAAACACGGAATATAATCTGATGCAAAACCGATACCCTAACTATTCAGTTTTAGAAGGTCAGAGAGCAGTATTCAATGCCAACGGAAAGAAATCAATCCGAGTAAATTCCGATTGGGTTAGCGAAAACTACAAAGAGGTTATTCAGCAGTTGATGCTATCGGAAAGAATCCTAATCAATAAGAAGCCTGCTAAAATAAACACGAAATCTACTGAGCTATTTAAAAGCATAAATACTCACATGATAAACTACCAATTAGACTTTGAGTTTGCTTACGATGTCATCAATTCAGTAGTCTAATGAGAAAGGTACAACTATACATAGAAGGCAACCGCATTGAGTTGTTTAACGATGAGCAGATACAAGTTACCAGCTCTATACAAAATGTTCAGGACATCTCTAAAACTTACACGGATTTCTCACAAGGATTTACCGTACCTGCATCTGATGTCAACAACGCATTCTTTGAGCATTGGTATAATAGTGATATTGACTTTTCGACTGATAACAACCTACGAAAAGACGCATACATAGAGATCAACCTAACTACCTTTCGTAAAGGTAAAATACAATTAGACGGAGCATCACTAAGCAACGGCAAGCCTAGCTCTTACAAACTAACTTTTTACGGAGAAGGAGTAACGCTGAAAGATACCTTTGGTGAGGACTTACTGTCTGATTTAGACTATACGGCATATGCTCATCCTTTTACATCTGCGGAGGTTTTAACACGCATAACTAACTCTACTAACACTTACGATGTAAAGTACCCTCTAATCACGTCTAATCGAATTTGGGAATATCAATCCATCCCACCAAACGCACCACTACCGAACTGGTTAGTAAATACGCTAACGCAAAACGACATACACACCACCGCAGGAGCTATTGGTAAAACTGAGTTGTTTCCTGCATTACGAGTAAGTAAGATATTTGATTTAATTGAATCAAAATACGGTATAACTTTTTCAGGTGCTTTCTTACAGGATGAGCGATTCACTAAATTATTTTTGTGGTACAAAGGTAAAGAAACTTTGGTGCAGTATTCAACTGCTTACAACTTGACTGCTAATACAATTACTCCTACGTTCACAAACTACGATTTAACGAACACTTATACATCAGCTACAAACTCAGTACAAATACAAGAGCTTGCAGGTGTAATTACGCACCGTTTAATTTACGAGGTAACTTCTACAACTACTTCGGCAAATTATAGCATTGACATATATCAAAACGGAAACTTGTACAATACAATCACAGGTTTTGGCACAGGAGTTTACACCTTAGATACGATTACTCAAACCGCAGGCTTAGACGTTATTTATACTTTTCAAATTAGAACACAAGGAGCGAACGTAATTAATTCTAGATTAAAATATGAAGTAGACTACATTACTACAGGTTCGGTAAACACGGACTATTTGACAGTAGTTTATACTGCGCTTACTGTTAACTTATCAATTGACCTTGCAGCAAACGCACCTGTAATCAAGATAGCAGATTTCTTCTCAGGAATTCTAAAGACGTTTAACATGACTACCTACTCAATCAAAGATGCTGAGTATTTTGTTGAGCCGTTAGATGATTGGTATAGCAAAGGCGCAGTTGTAGACGTTAGCGAGTACGTTGATGTCACTACAATTGATATTGAAAGAATGCCACTTTACAAAACGATTAGTTTTAAATACCAAGAATCGGAATCATTCTTAAATAAAAATTTCTCACAAACTTTTAGCCGTAAATACGGAGATACCAGTTATGAGTATAACTACGATGGTAGTGAGTTTGTAGTAGAACTTCCGTTTGAAAACTTATTGCAGCAGAAATTTACAGGTACTGATTTACAGGTAGGTTATTCACTTAACGGAGAGTTTTCGCCATACATACCAAAGCCAGTTCTGCTCTATCAATACACGAACAAAACTTGTGATTTTAAATACCATAACGATGGCGGAGGTCATTCAACAGTCACAAGCTACACACCATTAGGTCAAGACTTAATTTACAACGCCACGAACTACACTTTAAACTTTGCACCTGAGACCAGCTCACTACTTTTAACACCTATACAAAACACACTTTTCGCTAATTACTATTTTAGCTACCTGTACAATCTTTACAATCTAAAGCAGCGTTTGCTTAACGTCAAAGCAAGACTACCTGTAAGTTTATTGACAGGATTGCAGTTAAACGATAGACTTGTGATCAGAGATAGAAGATATATTATCAACGAGATAAAAACGAACCTAACTACAGGAGATGCGGACTTACAACTAATCTTAGACTTTAGACCTATTGTAAACTCTACAAACCCAAACCCTAAAATATCAACCGAAGGAGGAACTGTTAAGTACACCATTAGCCTACCAAACAATGCAGTAGAGGCTGCCTTTACTTGTGCAACGGCTGGTGTATCATTTAGTCCAAATCCGATGACTACAAGCGGTGTATTAATAATTACTTTGCCGAGTGGAGCATCAGGCACGGTTTACACAATTGTAGTTACCTACACTTACTTGGATGGCAGCACAACAACGGAATCTTTTTATATTATACAATGATAAAGCAAATAATAGCAATGCTACAACTTGATAACTTCTATGGAGAATCCGAGTTGATTGATATAGCCAAAGGAAAACACGAACTCACTACGTCTATGAAAAAAATGTGGAAGCAAGGTAAACGTGAACTAACTAACAAGAAAAATGGCAGAAGTTAAAACAATAAAAATAGACGTAGATACTAAACAGGCAGTTGATGCAATGGAGAACCTCTCCAAAGCAACGAACGATGTTAACAAGAGCTTTGAGGAAGTCTACGGAGACTTACAACCGCTTACCACTCGTATGGGTGAGGCTGAAGATAGGTTGTATGAGTTAGCCAATGCAGGAAAAAGCACGACCCAAGAATACAAAGATTTATTAAAAACCGTAGGCGATTATCGTAAGGTTCAAATCCAAACGGACATGGCGGTAGATGCTGCTGCTGGTACGATGTCTACAAAACTAGGTGGTGCGCTAGGTGGAGCTACTGCAGGATTCCAACTTGTGCAGGGTGCTATGGGTGCTTTCGGAAGTGAATCTGCAAAAGTAGAAGAGGCATTACTTAAAGTGCAGTCAGCAATGGCTATTGCCGATGGTGTTCGAGGATTTCGTGAGGCTATTCCGTCTATCAAATCTTTTGGCGTAGCTTTAAAAAGTGCTATTGGTGCAAGTGGTATTGGTCTACTTGTAATTGCTTTAGGTACGCTTGCTGCTTATTGGGATGACATTAAGTCTGCTGTTGGTGGTGTAAGTGATGAGCAATCTAAACTCAACGCAAAGACGGATGCTAACGTACTAGCTCAACAAAAGAAATACGATACTATATCAGGTCAGGATAATATATTAAAGTTACAAGGCAAGTCTGAGCAAGACATTTTAAAAATAAAGGCTCAACAAATTGATGCCGTAATTAAGGCTACGGAGGCGCAGTTGGTTCAGCAGGAATCAACAAAGAAAGCGCAGGTAATGGCTGCGAGAAGAAACCGAGAGATTCTAACAGGTATACTTACATTCTTAACTGCTCCGCTACAATTGCTACTTGGTACGGTTGACTTAGTTGGTAAGGCATTAGGTAAAGATTTTAATTTACGAGAAGGTTTAAACAAGTCAGTAGCAAGTTTGGTTTTTGACCCTGAAGAAACCGCAGACGAAGCCGATAAAGTAATTGAAGAAACTAAGACGAAGTTAGCGCAACTAAAAAACGAAGCAGCAGGCTTTAAGGTAGCTCTTGTAGAGATGAATAAGCCAGGTAAAGAAGTGGCTCAAAAAGTTAAAGATGATGTTGAAACCTATTTTATTGATCCTTATGTACAAGCATTTGATGAGGCAGTTTTAGAACAAGACTTTGTTGATGAGGAGTTTTACAATAAAAGCAGAGAAAGAGCTACTGAAGAAATTGCTGCAATAGAAGCTGATAATCAATTAAAAATTGATGCCAATTTAGATTTACAACAAGCACTTACTGATGCATCTTTAGAAAGAATAAGAATAGAGGAAGAAGCAGAAGCAGAAAAACAACGCAAGTTTAAAGAGAATTTAAGAACATCGGTAGAATTATCAATTAAAGGACTTGCACTTATTGCCAGCATTGCAGAAATGAATGCAGGAGAAGACAAAAAACGTCAAAGGACTGCTTTTAATATCCGTAAGGCTGCGAACATTGCATCTGCTACAATGGATGGATATAACGCTGTTTTATCAACGTTTGCAGAAACTAAAGGCGGTATTGTTTTAAAATCTATTGCAGCAACTATTGCAGGTGGATTTGCAGCATTACAAATTGCAGGTATAGCTAAAACCCAATTTGATGGAGGTGGTGGAGTAAATGGAAACTTAGATGTATCTACTCCATCAGGCGGTGCAGCTATCACACCATCATTTAACGTAGTAGGTAACTCAGGAATGAACCAGCTTGCACAAATCCAACAGCAACCAATCCAAGCGTATGTTGTAAGTGGTGAGGTAACATCTGCTCAGGCACTTGATCGCAACCGAATTAAAAACGCAACATTGTAACACATTTTACTTGAAAAGATATGAAGATATTGGAACTGATTATAGACGAAAAAGACTTTAAAAGCGGAATTAGTGCTATGTCCGTTGTGGAATCACCTGCCATTGAGGAGAACTTTATTGCCCTAGCAAAACACGAAGTAGAACTCAAAGAAGTAGATGCAGAGAAACGCATTTTAATGGGTGCTGCTTTAATACCTAACAAGAAGATTTACCGCAGAAACAAAGAGGAGGAGTTCTACATTTACTTTTCCGAGAACACCGTGCGTCAAGCTATGGAATTGTTTTTTATAAACGGCAACCAATCTAGCGCAACCTTTGAACACAAGAACGCTATCAAGGGAATGACTGTTGTAGAAAGCGGGGTAATTGAAGACGAAAAAATGGATAAGAGCAAGCTCTACGGATTTAACCTACCGAAAGGAACTTGGATGATTAGCATGAAGGTAGACAACGATGAGGTATGGCAGCAAGTAAAAGACGAAAAGATTAAAGGATTCTCTATTGAGGGCTACTTTGCTGATAAGATGCCTGACTCACCAAGACAAGACATGAGTAAAAATGAAATTATTAACCAACTTAAAGACCTACTTAAATAACATGAGCAAATTTAAAACACCAAGCAAAGCAAGTCCAAGAGCAGGAACACGAAGAGGTTGTCTATGTTCAAACGGAACTTACTCAAGCAAATGCTGTGACGGAAGTTTAGAGGCACAAGGCATTGGAAAGACGGAAGGAACTGCTGATGTAGTAACTACAACTGAAGTAAGCGGAGTGAGAACTATCGTACGTCAAAACGGATAAATGCTATTGTAGAATCGTTCAATAGCTTATCCCTTTGTTGTTTTGCGTATTGTTCCCAATACTCTTTATCAAGATTTATTGTAAAGCTCATTGGTTTTGTATTTTCAAAATCGGCAACATTAAAAGTTTGGTCTCCTATTGTTACGCTTTGTATGCCTCCTATTTTCTTTTTCACGGTATCTTATATATTTCTTTTTTAACAAACATAAAAATAAAAAAGCAACAACACAAACTAAAAACGTTATATACATATGAACACAATGAAATCTATTTACAACAAATTATTCAAAGAGGAGTCTACAGAGCTTGCTTCGCACGAGGTAAAACTTTCAATAGCAGACGAAATAAAAACGTCTATTCAAAAAGGAAAGTTTGCTTATGATGACTTAAATGAATCGTTATCAGGTTACATTGAAATCAAAAAACAATTTGACGACCTTTATAAAAAATCAAACGATAAGCACAATCAAGTTAAAAGATTTGTTGAACAAGTACAAAAATGGGATGGTGATTCGCTTACAATCTATAAAAAAGTTTTAAATGCTTCTAAAGAACTTGGTATCCAAAAAGAGCAAATAAACGGAATTGCGGAATTTGAAAAATTAATTGGAAATATAGGGAAATTGAGAGGTGATGCACAACGTATTCTTTCTCAACATTAATAAATAAAAACAAATGAACGAAAAATCAATCTTAAACAAAGTCCGCACACTTCTAGGTTTAGAAGTGAAGTTGGAAACTATGATGTTAACTGACGGTGTATCTACACTTGAAGCTGATGTATTTGAAGCAGGTCAACCTGTGTTTATCCTAACGGAAGACGAACAACGCATTGCACTTCCAATCGGAGAGTATGAGTTGGAAGATATGCGCATCTTGGTAGTTATCGAAGAAGGTGTAATTGCTGAGATTCGTGAAGCTGCTGCTGAAGAAGTAGAAGAAGAAGTAGAAGTTGAAACAGGTAAGATGCCTGAAGAGGAAATGGCTGAAGCTGCACCTACTGCAAAGAAAATTATCGAATCAGTAACTAAGGAATCTTTCTTTAGCGAAATCGAAGCCTTGAAAAAAGAAAACGAAGAGTTAAAAGCTAAACTCGTATTATCATCTGAAGTTGCAGAAGAAGTTGCACCAGTTGAATTAAGCGAAGAGCCAAAACCTATTTCATTTAACCCTGAAAATACAAGCAAAGTAGAACAAATTAAATTGGGGCAAAATCGCTCACGTTCTACAATGGATTCAATCCTTGAAAAATTAAACAAATTTTAATAACTAACTAAAAATCAATTAATTATGCCCACTACAACATCGATAACGACTACATATGCTGGCGAGAGTGCAGGTAAGTACATCGCTGCTGCACTTCTTTCTGCTCCAACCCTTGACAAAGGCGGTATCACTATCATGCCTAACGTCAAATTTAAGCAGGTAATTAAGCGTTTGGCTACAGATGGCATCATCAAGAACGCAACCTGTGACTATGACCCTACATCTACTATCACGCTGACCGAGAGGATTTTACAGCCAGAGAGCTTCCAAGTAAATTTGACTTTGTGCAAGGCAGATTTTCGCAGCGATTGGCAGGCTTTAGAGATGGGTTACTCTGCATTTGATACACTTCCTAAATCTTTTGCTGACTTCTTAATTGCTTATGCTGCTGAGAAAGTCGCTGGAGATATGGAGTCTGCAATTTGGACTGGTGTTAACGCAACCGCAGGTCAGTTCGCAGGTATCATGACACAATTGACTACTGATGCTAATCTTCCTTCTGCTCAAGAAGTTGCAGGCACTACAGTTACTGCTGCTAACGTAATCACCGAGCTTGGTAAAATCGTTGACGCTTGTCCTGCTGCTCTTTACGGAAAAGAAGACTTGAATATCTATGTATCTAACAATATCTACCGTGCTTACGTACGTGCATTAGGTGGCTTCGCTGCTGCAGGTGTAGGTGCTAACGGTTACGATAACAAAGGTACAAACCAAGTAATTGACGCACTTTACTTTGATGGTGTCAAAATTTTCATGGCGAACGGTCTTGCTTCTAACACTGCACTTTTGGCTCAAAAATCTAACTTGTATTTCGCGACAGGTCTATTAAATGACATGAATGAGGTACGCGTTTTGGATACTGCCGAATCTTTAGGAGACCAAAATGTCCGCGTAGTTATGCGCTTTACTGCAGATGCTAAATACGGTTTTGCTTCTGACGTTGTTACTTACGGAATCACAAACTCTGCTAACTAATATTAGCTACTACTAAATAATCGGGGAGGGGTATACGCTCCTCCCTTTTTTATAACATTTAAAATCTCAAAAATATGTGCGAAATAACAACAGGTAGACTCGAAGTATGCAAAGATGTAGTAGGAGGATTGGACGCAATTTATTTCATCAATTATGGTGATTACAACTCTGCAACTGACGTAACTTACGTTTCTACAACGGATACAATTGATGCAATTGCTAACGTAACTTCACTTTACAAATACCAATTGAAAGGTACAAACTCTTTTGACCAAGTAATCACAACTTCACGTGAGAACGGAACTTCATTTGTAGAGCAGACTTTGTCAGTGACTCTCAAAAAACAAGATGCCGCTACACACAAGACGGTTAAGTTATTGTCTTACGGACGTCCTAACGTAGTAATCAAAACACGTAACAACCAATTCTTCCTTGCAGGTTTGGAACACGGAATGGAATTAACAACTGCAAACGTGTCAAATGGTGTTGCGATGGGCGACATGGTTGGTTATACATTGACGTTTGTTGGCACTGAAAAAATACTTGCCAATCTACTTGATGCAACTTCTGAAGCAGGTTTAATTGGTGCAGGTAGCGTATTTGGTTCGACTACTACCATCGTTGCTTCTTAATCTTTTTTTCATAGCGTTAAAGGGCAGGCTTCGGTCTGCCTTTTTTATTTGGAAACAAATTGCCTAATTTGACTTGTATTAGTATGATAGTTTTAACTACATCTACATCAGCGCAGACGTTTTCGTTTATTCCGAGAGGTTCATTCAATACAATGATTCTTACGGATGACCAATCAAACACACCTGCAACTATTACAATCACCAGTTCAACACAAGGAGACTACGTAAACACGATTACTGCATCCTTCGCATTAAAAGAAGGACACTTCTACGACTTGGTTCTAAAACAAGGAACTGACATAGTATACAAAGACCGAATTTTTTGTACTGACCAAAACATCGTGAACTTCTCGGTAAATTCAGGTGAGTACGTTTCAAATACAACCGCAAATACATACATCGTATATGAGTAACATACACGTTTTAAATCTATCCGCTTACACTACTCCCGTTATTCAGGAGAGCAAGCGTGAGGCTTGGGTGGATTACGGAGAATCTAATGATGCCTACCAATTTTTGATTGATAGATACACGAACTCTACAACCAACAATGCCATCATAAACAACATCTCACGACTTATCTACGGCAAAGGGTTATCAGCTACGGATGCTAACCGCAAGCCTAACGAGTACGCTCAAATGATGACTTTGATGTCAAAGGAGTGTTTGCGTAAGATTGTTTTTGACCGCAAGTTATTTGGTCAGTTTGCTATTCAGGTCCACTACAACGATAAGCACGACAAGATTCTAAAGGCTTATCATATTCCTGTAAACTTGTTGCGTGCTGAAAAATGCAATAAAGACGGAGAGATTGAAGGATACTACTACTCGGACGATTGGACTGACATAAAGAAATACGTGCCTAAACGCTTCCCTGCATTTGGATATACAAACGAGAAGGTAGAAATACTATTCTCGAAGCCTTATGCCGTAGGAATGAAGTATTACGCTTATCCTGACTATCAGGGAGCAGTTCCATATGCACTTTTGGAAGAAGAAGTATCCGACTACCTAATCAACGAAGTACAAAACGGATTCAGCGGTACGAAAGTAGTCAACTTCAACAACGGAGTGCCTACATTAGAGCAGCAAGAAATCATCTCTGCGAAGGTTCTCGGTAAGTTGACTGGCTCTAAAGGTCAGAAAGTGATTGTAGCGTTCAATGACAATATGGATACTCGTACTACGGTTGAGGATAGCCCACTAAATGACGCACCTGAACACTACACGTATTTATCTGAAGAATGCTTGCGTAAGATTATGCTCGGACATAACGTTACTTCACCGCTTCTTTTTGGTGTTGCATCGTCTAACGGATTCTCTTCTAACGCTGATGAGCTTGAGAACTCTTTTATTCTCTTTAACAATATGGTGATTAAGCCTTTCCAAGAGGAGATAATTGATGCTTTAGATATGCTGCTCTCGTTTAACAACATTTCGCTAAACCTATTTTTTAAGACTCTAAAGCCGCTTGAATTTGTAGACTTAGAGAATGCAGTTACTCAAGAGCAGGTTGCTGAGGAAACAGGAACTGAGCTATCAAAACACGATGCTCTTGATAACGAGATTGCAGATGCACTAATCAACTTAGGAGAATCACCTGACGAAAGTTGGATTTTAATAGACGATGCAGCAGTTGACTATGACTTGGATGCCCAAGAGAACGAAATGCTCTCTAACGAGCTTAAACCATCACTATTAAGCAAGGTTTGGAACTTTGTAAGCACAGGTGATGACCGACCTAACATTACATCTAAGCAAGACAAGGTTATTGACGGTATTAAGTTTATCACTCGCTATGTTTATGCAGGTAAAACGACTGCTAAATCACGTTTGTTTTGCAGCAAGATGATTCAAGCTGGCAAGATATACCGAAAAGAGGATATTGATAAGATGGCTAACCAATCGGTCAATGCAGGATGGGGGCCTAAAGGAGCTTCTACTTACGACATTTGGTTGTACAAAGGTGGAGGCAATTGCAACCATAGATGGAATAAACAAGTCTATGCGACATTCTCCGGCAAGGCGTTGAATGTAGGCAGCAAAGAATTAAAACAAGTAGCAGTCCGCAAAGCAGAAAAACTCGGATACGTTGTGAAAAATAATGCTTTGGTATCTACCTTACCTACTGAGATGGACTACAACGGCTTTTTACCTACTAACCCAATTTACGGCAAGAAATAATGGCAACGGCACTACTAATCACTAGAGACGATATAGTTCGTTTTACCGCAGTCAACGGCAATGTAGATACTGACAAGTTCATTCAGTTCGTTAAGATTGCTCAAGACATCCATATACAAACCTACTTAGGTACAAAGCTACTCGAGAAGATTCAGACTTTAATCATCGCAGGAACGCTTACAGGTAACTACGAGTTGTTGACTGAGACGTATGTAAAGCCTATGTTGATACATTGGTCAATGGTTGAATACTTACCCTTTGCAGCTTACACAATTGCAAACAAGGGTGTTTACAAGCACTCTTCGGAGAACGCTGAGAACGTAGATAAAAACGAAGTAGATTTCTTGTTAGAGAAAGAGAGACAAATTGCCCAGCACTATACCGAGCGTTTTATCAGTTATATGAGTTTCAACCAAGACTTATTTCCTGAGTACAATCAAAACGTCAATCAAGATATGTACCCTGACACGACTAATAATTATACTTCTTGGTTTATATGAAAAAGAATCGTCCAAAGGGGTTGAAGTACACTCCTAAAAACACGAATGTAGAAAAATTAAGAATTTATTTAAGCAAACAAGAAAATGGCAAATAGCAACGGATGGGGAGATGGCGCAGGCAACAACGCAATAGGATGGGGTCAAGGCGCAAACAATGCAATCAGTTGGGGTAAATCACATTCTTTATCCGCAGCAGGGTTGACGGATATTGTAGGTATTACAACAGACGCAGACGCTCAGGCGTTCATTGCTGCTGCTGCGATTACAGACCCTACACAACAAGGTGCTATTGACACACTTGTTAAAGGTTTAAAGACTGACGGAGTATGGACAAAGATGAAAGCTATTTATCCGTTTGTTGGTGGAACTGCTACAGCTCACAAATGGAACTTAAAAGACCCTAGAGATTTAGACGCTGCTTTCCGATTAGTATTCAACGGAGGATGGACGCATTCAAGTACAGGTGCTACTCCTAATGGAACTAATGGTTATGCTGATACGAAGTTTAATGCGAATACAAACTTAACTAATGGCAATTTCCATTTATCGTTTTATTCTAGAACGAATAGTACATCAGGTTTATTTTCAGCAGAGATGCTATTGTTAAGCACTTATATGTCTTCAGGTTGGGTTAATTTAAGGACAAATAATAAACTTTCAGGAACTGCAGGTTTAAGTTTTGGAGATGATGCAACTGAAGGAGCTTACGCATCAAGCATAACTGCAGGTTTTATGGTAGGAACTGAAACATCTAATTCATTAAGAAAAGTATTTAAAAATAACTCATTATTAGTTCAGAATACTACAACTTCAACTACTGCAATAACAAGTTCAAATATTGCTTTATCAGGTTCTACAGTAAGTAACTATTCGGCCAATCAAACTGCATTCACTTCTATGGGAGATGGACTTACAGACACAGACGCAGCAAACCTATACACACGAGTTCAAGCATATCAAACCTCATTATCTAGAAACGTATGATAACCTACAACACAAAAGATACAACCGATATTGACGTAACAACCTTAGTAGGTTTGTTGACTGAAGTACAAAAAGACGAACTGATAGGAGTAGCTTACGCTCCTGACTCGTTTTACAATCCTATTCAAGACCTTAACGATAATTGGATTATTTCAGTAGAGGAGATTGCAAACACTATAAATCCTGCAACTGAGTGGGTAAAAGATTTGCC